GTTTGGTTCGTCAGGAAAACGGGATACAGAATAGACGGGTCGTTGGACTGCGAGATGATTTCGACATAACCGTAATTCGTTAATCCATCCTGGCTGAGAATCTGCGCGGAAATATGGAATGGTCCGTTGTAGTTCTGACCTTTGGCTAATGCAGCGGAGAAACTTAGTCCGACAGCGGGTATGGTTTCACCGCCAACCAAAGTTGCTCCCTTCACATCTGACTGTATCGCCCTGCGCGTGCTTGATCCGTCGAATAGGCGAGGAATGCTGATTCCATCGTTGTTGATGAGCCATTTCTCAGACTGCCAAAGCCAGTTCTGAAGGTTCGACGGGTTTGGTCCGGCGCTTCCGGTCACTTCTTCGACATCGCATGAGTTCGCATTCGGGGACACCTTCCAGAGCCTGCCGGCAATAGCGGCAACCATGTATTCTGCTCCCGAGTCAGGCTTGTAATATGTCGCATCCTGAAACATCCCCCTGCCGTCAAATGATGATCCGTAAGCAATGGAAAGATCAAAGAATGGAGGTCGGTTGGTGAGGAAGTTTCCACGCAGCGTAGCATTGGACGCCATCGCCAACTCGTCGCGCTTGAGAAGGTGCGGGTCAACGTCCGCATTCATCCCTTTCGGGAAGCTGCCGAACTTGTCGTAAACCGTGTTGGCGTCAGGCTTGCCCATTTTACGGAGTCAGGCGCATGGGTATGGCTGTTATCGAGCAACCCGAAATCATCACCTGGCCAACGGTGGGAGCGGTGTCGATTGACCCCCAAAGCTGGATCACGTCGCCAGCGGCACAACTTGCTTGTGCGGGATCAATAAAGAAGTCACTGCTTGGGAACGAGAATGTGAAAGCGAGTTCGCTTGGACTTCCGGGGTATCCAGTGCCTGGACCCTCGGTATAGAAATGGCTGTATCCATACTTCGTGGAAAGGTTTGTTACGCCTTTTCTCAATACAAACATTAGGGTTTTGGGGGCCGCAACGATAATAACGTTGTCCCACCGGATTTGAACGCAAGCAAGAATCAGATATTCACCAGCCGACGGAATTGTGAGCGATGCTCCTGCTATTGCGTTAATCGAAGTTGGAAGAACTATTGATCCGGCTCCTGAAATCGGTATCGCTCCGGAATCGTATCTCAAGAGGTCTTGACCAAGCATCAACGCCGTCTGAGCAGCGCTTACGGTTGCAGATCCAGTTCCGCCGCTGTCTATTGGCAACTGAGAACCAGCAACCAGAGCCAAGAACGCGGCTGCTGCCGTAGTCTGGCCCGTGCCTCCGCTGGCAATGTCAACCGGGAGGGTGATGTTTGTGCCAGGAGTTCCAGGCGGTCCTTGAGCGCCCTGAGCGCCATCCGCCCCGGGAGTCCCTGGCGCTCCCTGCGGTCCGGGTACGTCAACGACAAGCGGTGTTTTCGGGCAACCGAACAATTCAGAAGGCGCACTCATAATACAGCGACAGCACTAGCAAAACGTGTGAACGTCTAATTGTCAGAAACGCTCTGCAATCGCAACAGGGCTTGCGGGTAGCGCCTGTAGTGGTATAATGCCACGCAGATACACGATCTGTCAAGTGCCCGCAAAGATTCAACGCTACGGTCTCGCCTGGCCGGAAGATACCGACCCGCTCACAATGGAACTTTACTGTGTTGCTCATGGGGGCCAGTGGAAGGAAATGGGTCAAACCATTGGGCTTGGAACTTTCGAGCATTTGATGAATGCCAGAAGTATGATCTGGCCGAATCGCTACCGCCATCGGTGGACGGAATTGCTTTACCGAGAGTTCATCCGTAATGACGTGACAATTCTCATGGGCGCGGCATCGGCGCAAAAAACCAGCCATGCCGTCGAATACGCCCTGTTAAACTACTGGGCGAGGCCAGAAAAGACTCTGGTAATCCTGTCCACCACCAGCAACGACAAGTTGGATATTGGGGTTTATGCGGAACTTTCCATGCTCTGGAAAGACGGTCAGGACAGACACCCCGACCTGGCTGGAAATCTTCTCGCACACAAACGCGCCATCACGACCCAGAATCTTGAGTTGGATGACATGCGGGATTTCAGAAAAGGGATCATTTGCCGACCTTGCTACGTTGGAGGGAAATGGGTTGGGCTAGGAATACTTGCAGGCGTCAAACAGGACTTCATTTTCTACGTCGCCGACGAACTTCAGTTTATGGAAGCCACGTTCGGAGCTTCCTGGCCGCATTTGTTCAGCAACGGCGAGGTAAAGATCATCGGGTCTGGAAACCCCAAGCACGACCCGGAAGATGAATTGAGCAGGGCAGCAGAACCTAAAGATGGATGGGGAGCGCATCCAGAGCCAAACAAAACCGAAGTCTGGGACACAAAGTTCATGGGTGGAAGGTGTGTTAATCTGGTTGGAACCGACAGCCCAAACTTCGATGTTCCTGAGGGCGGGGTCGAGCCATTCAAAGGTCTGATTGGAAGAAAGTTTGCTCGAAGAATAGAACACGATCATGGGCCGGATTCATTCGAGTATTACCGACTTGTGAAAGGCGTGATGAAAATGGGGTTTGCCTTGTCCCGCGTCATCACACGCCAGATATGCCGCGAACATCACGCTCTGGAAAAAGCGGTTTGGAAGGACACCAATCAGCAGCGCGTGTACTTTTTAGACCCGTCATACGGGGGCGAGGACCGTTGCGTGGGTGGATGCTTGGAATGGGGAATAGGCATAGACGAAACCGTGATAATTCGTGTTGTTCACTACCGAGTTTACAAGTTCAACCTGTCCATTGGAAAAGAGATCGAGGACCAAATAGCAGACATTCTGTATGAAGAACTGAAAACATACGGCATCGCATCCACTGACGCTTTTTACGACTCCACTGGAAAGGGAACGCTTGCTGGTCCATTTGCAATTAAGTTCGGTTCTCAGGCTCCGGTTGCAATAGATTCTGGTGCTCAGCCAACCCGGAGACCAGTACGCGACGATCTGTTCGTTGATGGTGAAAACGGCAGGCCGAGACTGAAGATGTGCTTTGAGCATTACTCCAAATTTGTGAGTGAGATGTGGTTTTCTGTTAGGTATGCGATACTCGCGAACCAACTTCGTGAACTTCCAGATGAAATGATGGCAGAGGGATGCGCCAGAATTTATAACGTTGTGGCCGGAAATAGAATCGAGGTAGAGCCAAAGAATGACCCGAAGAACAAGGAAAACTTGAAGCGAAGGCTGGGAAAGAGCCCAGACCTTTTTGACGCTCTCTGCATTGGAATGGAAGGGGCTAGAAGGCGGGGATTTCAGATTGCAAAACTTGGAGCAAAATCTGACGCGCCTCCGGGTGACGAATGGCTGGAGGACATGGCCAATAAGAATTTTAGACTTGTCAAATCCAAGCAATTAGTGCATTGATATAGCGTATGCCGCTCAAGACCACGAACACGATTCCAGCAGGCGGTTGGTGGTACACCCAACTGAACGCAGAGGGAAACCCCCTTAGAACCTTCCACGATTTCGGCACGTTCACCATGTTTTGCCAGAGCGTATTGGGGTGCCGCCAGGGGAACATACTGCCTCGCGCCACGATGCCGGACGTACAACAGGACGTTGACGAGGCGCAGTGCGTTCGGCTTGGTGGAGATCCTCAGTGGTGTTCTGGAGGTCCATACGCTGCGCCGCCCAGAACGGTATCATCGTGCGCCGGGTGCGGCGGGAAGCCTGCATGAGCTATTGGGATGGCATCAAAACTCTTAAAGAATGGTTCGGGCCAGACATGCGCTCGGTTTCTAAAGAACAGGCACAGGGCAGAGCTTACGTTTGCATTTTCGGAAACAACGGCAAAGGCTGTCCCAATAACCATCTTGGCGGCTGGTCACTTCCAGAAGCCGCCGCTGATTTCATCAAATCCTGTGCGGAAAAAAAGCTGCAACTTCGTCTCAGCGTATCTCTCGAAGAAAATCTCGGCACATGCACAAAATGCAAGTGCCGCCTGTCTCTAAAGGTCCATGTGCCATTCAAGCATATCTACAACCACACCAGCGACGAGCAGTTTGCGGAGTTCCCTGACTTCTGCTGGCTGACGAAAGAGCGCAAGGCCCGGTCATGATTCGTAATTTCATAAAATGGTTGGGACTCACGTTAATTTGGGGACGTGTGGCCTGGCTTTCTCTCTATTGTCTTG